CGCCAGTAACTAACTTGGTCATATTGACTCCTTAATGAGCCCAAACATCACCCCAAGTTCCTTGTTGAGCACCTTTAGCGTAATCTGTTGCACGGTTCTCAAAGAAGTTGGTATGAGTTGGAGCGTTAATCATCTCCTCTACCCAAGGTAGAGGGTTCTTTTTTACTTTAAAAATACCTTTCATTCCCATAGAAATAAGTCTTCTATCGGCAATGTAACGTATATATCGTTTGACTTGCTCGGGGGCTAGATTTTCCATCTCACCAAGACTAAATGCCAAGTCAATAAATTTGTCTTCCAACTCCACCATCTTTTCAGCAATGGTGTAGATCTTGCTTTTCAGTTCGTCATTCCAGATTTCTGGATTTTCATGAATGTAAGTCTTAAACAGCTTAAGCATGTTCTCAGTGTGCATGGTCTCATCAACAATAGACCAGGTTACAATCTGACCCATGCCTTTCATTTTTCCATGACGAGGAAAATTCAGTAGCATAATGAATGACGAGAATAGTTGCATACCTTCCGTGAAGGCTGAAAACACGGCAATGTGTGTGGCAGTATTTTCTTTAGTAGAATTCTTTGCTGAGATGTCAAGCACATACTCATGCTTTTCTCTCATCTCCTGATACTCCATAAATTCATTGTACATGGTTTCTGGTAAACCAAGAGTCTCAATCAAGTGTGAGTATGCGGCAATATGAAGGGCTTCTCTTGCAGCAAATCCCATCAGCATCATTCTGATTTCTGGCTGTGGAAAGTACGGCAAATAGTTCTTTACATAGCCCCCGGCAACGTCAATGTCACCTTGAGTGAAGAATCTAAAAATGTTAGTAAGAAAGTACTTCTCTGATTTTGTTAGTTTCTTTTTCCAATCCTTTACATCCTCAAGCATGGGTACTTCGGTATGAAGCCAATGTGATTGTTCGTGCTTGAGCCAGGCATCGTAGGCCCAGGGGTAATTGAAAGGTTTAAAATAAGAACGCTCATCTTGTAGATGTGCTTTTTGTTTGACCATTATCTTCCTCTACCGGCAGCCCGGCGTACAGGTTTGTTGATTGGTTGAGCAACCTTTTGTTTTTGGTCTTGTTTTTGTTGCTGGGCCAGTTGTTGCTGGGCTTGTTTTTGTTTCAGTAAGTCTTGTAGTTTCATTTTATCCCTCACATGCCAAGCACTCGTTACCAAGTGCTATTTCTTTAAGGTCAATTTCTTTAATTACTTCTCGTTCAATACGTTTGGCCACTTTGTCTGCTTTGGCCAGTTTTTCACTTCTGCAATAGTATAGAGTCTTTAATCCTTTTTTCCAAGCCATAAAATGCACAGCGTGTAGGTACTTAATGTTCACGTCGGGTCTGAAAAAGAGGTTAAGGGATTGCGCTTGGTCAATGTAATCCTGTCGGTCAGCTGCGTGCTCCACCAACCATCTTTGGTCAATCTCCATCGACGTCTTGAAAACGTCTTTCTGCCAGTCGTCGAGGATGTCAAGATGTTGAACTGATCCGTCATTAGCAATGATGCTTGACCATATTTCATCGTAGTCGAGGGAGGTGTCGGCATTACATTTCTCCTTTATAATCTTGTCTAGATACTTGTTACGATTGAGTGCTGAACCACTTAGTGTGTCTTGTCTATAGGCGTTGGCTCTAAATGGTTCAATGGATGGTGAAGTGTTACCCATAATGATAGAACTGGACGCGTTAGGGGCAATGGCCAGCATAGAAGAAAAACGTCTTCCAGTGCCTTTGGCATCTGGTGCCTCACCTCGTTCTGAACCTAACTCTAAATTAGCTTTATCCAAACCTTTTCTAATGTGTTTGAACATTCTATGATTGGCCGCGGTCGCCAACGCTGACTCCCAAGCCAGATTATTCTTTTGTAAAAAAGCATGAAACCCTAGTGCACCAATACCAATAGACCGTTCTTGTTGGGCTGAGTACTTGGCTCGTGACACAGGATCGGGGGCATTGTCAATAAAGTATTGTAACACATTGTCAAGCATCTCGGCTACGTCTTTAAGAAAGAGTTCGTCCTTGGACCACTCGTCGTAGTATTCTAGATTGAGTGAGGATAGACAGCACACGGCTGTTCTTTCTTTGTCTGTGGGTAGAATAATTTCACTGCACAGGTTAGATTGTTTGATAGACAGTCCTAGTTTCTTTTGAAACTCTGGCATTGCTCTATTAGATGTATCAATAAAATGTAAATAGGGTTCACCGGTGTGCATTCTAATTTCAAGAATACGTTGCCAGAGCTCTCTTGCCGAAATGGTGTCTCGTATTTCACCGGAATGGGGGTCTCGTAAATGCCAGGAGTCGTCTTGTTCATGATCCAACATGCACTTCTCAATCAACTCCATAAAATCATCCGTGATGTTAATGCCGTGGTGGAGGTTGAGAGTTCTCATGTTGGGGTCGCCAGTGGGCTTTCTCATCTCCAAAAATATAGAAATATCTGGATGAGAAATATCGAGATAAGCAGCGTAAGAGCCACGGCGGGTGCGGCCTTGTCTGTAAGCCAGACTAGAAGCATCATAAGTGCGAAGATGAGGCATAACGCCAACAGATTTGTCGTCAGCCGAACGAATTCCAATACCGATTCCAACTCCACCCCCTAACATAGATAACCAGTTCACTTCCGAAAGACAGTCCACCAACCCTTCTGCAGAATCGTCCAGATACGGCAAAAAGCAAGATATGGGTAAACCACGCTTAGAGCGGCCAAAAGATAAAATGGGAGTAGAATAAGAAAGCCAATGTCGAGAAGAATACTCATAAAGCCGTTGCGAGTGTTCAGGATTTGACCCAAACGCCTTAGAGACATAGGCAAACCTTTCTTGTGGTGAGGTCTCGTCCTCTCTCATGTAACTTTCTTTTAATCGTTTAAGACCTAGTTCATCAAATAAACCATCTCTAGAATAATCAACTTTAATACCGTGAACTAAACCTTCCATTGAGACCTCTTATAAGTGTTTAACGGTGATGCTGGTTGTTTGTCAACCATGACGACAATTTTATCAGTTCATTCTTATCGTGTATGGTATATATTAAGACTGGCTTAACATTTTTTCCATTCACTCAATTTAAGTCTTGCGGTCATTCCTTGGAAGGTAAATTGTTCGCACATACCTACCGCATCATGCCCGCTCAACACTAAATCGTTTATATCTTTAATACCATCAAGTGATTGAGGCCATATCACGCAATTATAGCCTCTTTCTACCACTTGTTCAATCTTCTTTACTATCTGTTTGTTTCTTGGTTCATTGTCATATACATACACACCATTTTTTAAAGCCGTATCCTTCCCACAAATAGACTCCGCATTACCGTCAGAGCCCGCCAGGGCTACTGCATTAGGTAAGAAGAGTGAGTCAATTGGACCCTCAGTAATGTAGAATTTTTTATTGAAGTCGACTTTGTCAAGCCCAAATATTTTAGGTTTGGTTTCATCAAGAATGATAGTTATATATCTGATACCATCTTTACGAAATGACCTTCCTTGAAACCCAAACACATCACCTGACTTGTCTAAAAATGGTAGAATCAACCTTGGTTCATCATTGTCTAAATCTGAAAATTTTTCCGGTACAAACGAGTTTACCCATTGTTTAAATTTTTTACAAAAGAATAATTTATAATGACTTTCAGGTGGAATACGCCTAGATTGAACGTAAATTTTAGCTGGGTGGGTGGGGTCAAGCTGGGATATTTTCTTTAGTTGTCTCAATGGAGAATCATTCAGATAACGGGGCTTTTCTATTTTGGTAATGTCCGGTACAGCTGGTTGCTGAACCTGTTTCTCCAAGTATTTCTCAGTTTTATACTCTTTGTAGAGTAAAGGATCTAACCAGTCAAGAAACTTACCAAATGACATAGAGGCTAGACAATTGTGGCAGTAATAGTTTAACTTACCACCCTTCTCATATATGTAACCTCTAGTCTTAGTTCTTACTTTAGTAGAATCCCCACAAATGGGGCATCGGAAGTTGTAGTTGTTTCCGACTCTGTGAAACCGCTCTAAACGGTTGGAGAGTAAATTGCAAAACTTATGATCAATGTATAACAAAATTTAAACCTCATTTTTCTTCACGACAGAGCGATTATATAAAAAAAGAAAAGTTAAATCAACTATCAGGCAGTATTAGCAAACTCTGATGTTGGAGGAGTAAAGTTGCCTGTATAACTCGTTAATCTGTGTAAGTGCTATTTTCTTCTTTGAAAGGTTAGGTGTTTATACTTTTAATATTTATACAGGTACTCGTCTTATAGCTCGAACCTGCATTGTATTAGTTTTACCATATGCTGCAACTTGATTGCCGTTAGTAAAATTTATCCACCATGCATCATTGGAGGAATATTGAGAGCTTGTCCAATATTCTGTTGTATTGAAAGCTTGTGCTCCTCCTGCTTGAAATGCTGCAAGCGCAGTCTGAGCCGGTGTTCCTTCTGAATAGTTACTTCCCCGTGTCGGAACAGCCGCCGGATTTACACCAATAGAAGTAAGATTTAATGCTGTTGAGGGTTTTAAATTATAGTAGCATATTGCTAGCTCATATAAAGAAGGTAAATACCAATCCGTATATCCTCCTATTGTTAAATCCTCACAAAATTTTGCGGCGGGATGACCAGAATCATTCATAGCCGAACTATTAGAAGGACCATCATATAAAGAGTTTGTACCACTAGTTGAAGAGTTATCTGTTTTCCACTGTTTCCCATATCCAGTTCCAGTAGCTGCAGGTGATACAATTAAGCGATGAGTTGCAACCCCGTTAAGAGAAGTAGAGATTTCACCGGCAAAATACCCTCCCTGGTATGCGTCGCCTAAAGAAGGTCCGGATATAATTGTAAACCATAGGGTTCTATCAGCAAACCTATTTGTACCTGCTGCAGTTGCCCTAATAACAACTGATGTGTTATTTTGCCCGGTGTTTGGCGTTCCGGTAATATTAGCACCAGAAATAGAAACGTTAGCTGGAAGCGAACCAGACTGCACCGAGTATGTTATTCCTCTACCAGCCGCGCTATTTGCTTCAAGGGCAACGGTATTAGCAGTTCCAGTATTTAAAGAATAAGCAGCACCATTCGCAGGGTTGCTCCATGTCACTACATCTTTAGTATACGTAACGCTAAATGATCTTGATGTCTCCTGATTTTGAGCATCAATTGCATCCACGTAAAAAGTATAAGTGGTGGTTGGATCAGTAGCAGGAATTGTACCAGATAACAAACCATTTGCTGCAAGCGTTATTCCAGAAGGAAGTGTATTACCTGCCGAGACACTAAACGTTACATTACCGTCACCGGTAGCGGCAAGATTAACAGAAAATGAAGACGTTTCGTAGGGTGAACCTAAGGTACCGGACGCTGTAGTCCAGGTAGGGGTACCGGAATATACTATTCCTGGCACACCGATAGCTGTTCCACCATCGGCATTAACAACGTACAGAGATGCCACGCCGGGAGAAGACGCCGGAGCAGTGAATGTAAGCGCAGCAGAGTTAACAAAACCAACCGGTGACATAACGTTACCATTAACATAAACTACACTGCTGGCTGAAAAGTTTGCACCTACAATTGTAATGGTTTGACCACCAGCAGGGTCGGCTGCGGTGTCATCGCCAGGGTAATCAACAGAAGTTATTCTAGGTGTGCCACCACCGGATTGAATTTGTTCAACGACAGTGTTTGCAAGACCTGTTAAAGGGATAGTGGTTAAGCCTGCCATGTTTGTTCCTTAAAATAACCTATCAATTTTAACGTGTGCAAGAATATACCCAACCACAACTGCAGCACCCACAATCATCCAACGCCAACGCTCCAAAACGTTCAAGCGATCATCCATTGCTCCAATCTTGTTGATGAGCAATTCAAATTGTTCTTTCTGATCTTTTCTAATTTCTTTGACGTCAGAAGCTATGTTTTTAACTTCGTTTTCTAACACGGCAATCCTTGCTGATGATTGATCAAACATTTCCATGTTATTGTCCATTTTTAAACCAGTGACAGTGCGTTGATAGTCAAATTGATATAGGCATGAAGATCTTCTTTTTCTTGAAGCTCTTCAGCGTTCATTGTGATTGTTTTTGAAATCTCAAGCCCAGCTAGTAATTCTTTATACTCAGCCGGTGAAATGTTACCTGCTTGGTATTCGTTGGCGTATTGCTCACAAGCTAATTTAATTTCCTGTAGCGTCATCTTGGTCTAGCTCCTATTGCTTTTTGTATTGTTTCGGCATTAGAGTAGATCTGCTTCATTTTAAGTCTACAGAACACAACGCCAACTTCTTTATTATTTATGTAATGCTCTTTTGTACTTTTTACAAGCGTAAACAGTTCTGTTGACATTTTAAACGAGTCGGTATTGTCGGGAATGTGCTGGGCAAAATTATTGTACTCTTTCGCAACCCAGAAAATTGAATCAATATTAGCTTCTGTCTGTTGTTTGTTAGCGCACGTATCTTCAGCTTTTTCTGCCATTGTTCTTACTTTGTTTACTAATGAGTATTCGTAATTGTCATAAGGGGCAAGGTTGTATGCTCCAATAAGTTTGTCAGCCCAAGAAGCACAACCAGTCAAAGTAATAAAGATAGGAATAAGAAGAAATTTTTTCATATTATGCATTTCGAATTAGGAAGATATCTCTCGGATCATTATTACCGACTGTAGTACCTCTTGATAACATTACAGCACGGTAAGTATCGTAACCGCCAGTATCATTAGCAACTGAGAAATCTTGGTCAATAGTCATGTATTGTGAAATATATGAATATGGACCGCTTAACGATTTAAACATACCCTTTACTCTACCACCAGAGTTAAAAAAGTCACCATAGAACCCTGATACAATAGGTACTGCTGGAGGCACAAAAGTGCTAGTGTTTGAATCTTTTACTGGCGCATAAAGTGCTAAAGACGAGCTAGTGGTCTGACCATATTGGTAGTTATGAATTCCCGAATAATATAGCATGTGCGGAAATTGATAAAGAGTTGGTGAGCCGGTTGAATAATTATATACGCGATGGGCGTAACCACCGCCGTATGTAACACCAGTTGCAGTTGAAGTTAGTTGTCGTGATAGCCCTGAAATAGTATGGTAGGCGTGATAAGTTGTGTTTGTGTAGGTTGTACCACCAACAGCACCACCAAAATCAACAATTTTATTCACCAATGCAATTGGACCAGCAACAGCGTTGTTAGAATAGTTCTGATATCTGGTCCACATCCAGTGGGCCTGGGGGTAGTTAAAGTTTTGCTGAATAAACCCTACCGCTGGAGGGTTATCAGTATAAGCATCCTCCCAAGAATTAGTGTAACGAGTACCGCAATAAATTACATAGGTATTTGTTTGGAAGAAAATTAAATAGTCAGAAGTTGCTGCCATGTAAAACTCACCATGGAAATAAGACAGAGGCCACACGTTGGTGGCATTGGCAGTTGCGATGGTGGCGTTTGTGTATTGTGACCAAGTATTGTTAGGATCTAATAACATGGTTACGTTATGTGATGCTGTATTACCAAGGTTGAAACCGGTAAAGTTACCAGCACCGTACATGTTAGAGTTACTTACACCATAATAAATGGCGTGCATTGGATACACTTGTGTATTGGCGTTAGCACCGCCGTTAAAACCATATACTGGGTTTGTTCTATAAACAAAATTTTTATAGTTGTATGTGGCCTTACCAGAATCATTATAAAGATGAATATGGTAAATTGCAGTAGCGTCTGAATATGTGTTACCGGTTAAATGGGCGGTGTTAGTTGTACTTTCTAGAGCCCATCCTCCCGCCTCAGTGTTTGATATCACTGTAATCATTTGGTTAGCTTCTTGCGTACCAGTAGGACCAGAAATAACGTTACAGGTCGGTGTTGCACCGGCAGACGAGTTAGCTACAATGCGAATTGCCCGCATCACATTAATATGTCTGCAACGCGGATCGGTGTTAGCACCTAACAATGGATTAATTTTAACAAACATGTTTTTTCCTCAAACCAATTAGCCGGTTTTCCAAACTTGAGTTGTAGTAACACCACCTCCAGTTGTAACTTCAGAGGTTGTAGATGATCTTAGCGGACCAGAATAACTAAAGACAGTTTTAAATGTAGTATTTACAAAAGGCTGTGTGCCTGATGTTTCTATAACAGTTGATATGTTGTTTGCCGGTAAAGCAGTGTAGCTTTTAAATGTTGAATCTTGCCCCAATACCTCATCACTACCTTGATAGCTATAAACCGTTTTAAATGTTGCATTAACAAACAACTGTGTCCCACTTGTTTCTATAGCCGGCGCATTGGTGTTAGCAACTAAAGGAGTATAGCTTTTAAACGTAAAATCTTCACCCAGGTTTGTTAAATCAGCCGATTGCGCGATCAGTTTCTTTACTTGCACCGCCGTTGAATAATCATACAGATAAAGGGTTTGTATAGGAGTCGACATTTACGCGTTTCTAATTAAAAATGTGTCAACGTTTTGGGTACTTACCCCGCCGGTCGTTCTATTATAATATTGTACAGCCCTGTACGTATCTGTACCGCCGGTGTCGTTTGCAACTGCAAAATCTTGATCCACTGTCATGTATTGATTGATAAAGCCAGATTGACCGCTCAGAGACTTGTAAATACCCTTTAACTTTCCTCCAGGTGTAAAGAAATCTGAATAGAATTGCGATACAATTGGTATTGCCGGTGGTACAAAGAGCCCAGTATTAGAATCTTTTACCGGTGCATAAAAAGGGAAGCTAGAAACATAGCTTTGCATACCGTATTGATAAGCATGTACCGAGGAATAATATAAAAATGAAGGCTGACTGTAAATTAAATTGCTGGCTGTTACGTTGTTGTTTATTCTACCAGTGTAGATGTTACCGTAGGTAGTTGCAGCTGCGGTACTTACTCCAGTTCTCATCACACCAGTAACGGGGTGATTGGGGTTATAGGTATTGTTAGCTGTAGCAGTAGCCGGGCTAATCGTACCGTTAAAATCAGCAACCTTATTACAAATTGCAGTGGGACCAAAAATTGTATTGTTGGCGTAATTTTGATATCTAGTCCACATCCAGTGACCGCTTGGGTAATTCCAATTTTGTTGTATAAACGCAACCGCTGGAGGGTTATCGCTGTATACATCTTCCCAAGAGTTGGTATAGCGGGTACCGCAATAAACAACATACGTGTTTGGCTGAATAAAAATTAAATAGTCAGCTGTTGCGGCCATATAAAACTCACCATGCCCGTAGTGTAATGGCCACACGGCGCTGTTGTTAGCATTAGTATTAGTTGCGTTTAGAATTGTATTTGTCTGCGCTGTCCAGACAGTATTATTGCCCTCACATATTAAAGTTGTATTGTGCAGCGAAGAGTTGCCAATAACATATGCAGGAAAATTACCGCCACCGTATACAGCGGTATTGCTCACACCATAATAAATTGGAAAGTATGGATAGGCTGGAAAACCAGAAGTTACAGCTACGTTCATGTACTGGGTGGGATTGGTTCTTATTACAAAGTTTTTATACGGATACGCGGCCTTACCGGTGTCGTTGTATAAGTGAAGATGGTATATTTGTGTGTTGGTGTCAGAATAAACGTTTACTGACATGGCTGCAGCGTTTGCTGATGTAGTTTCAACCGCCCATCCACCGGCTTCAGCATTATTAATCACCGTGATCATCTGGTTTGCTTCTTGTGTACCGGTAGGACCGGAGATAACGTTACAGGTTGGTGTTGAGCCGGCAGCAGAATTAGCTACAATGCGAATTGCTCGCATTAAGTTTATCATCTTACATCTAGGATCACTGTTTGAGCCAAGTTGTGGATTAATTTTAACAAACATGTGTTTCTCCGTTAATCTGCGATAATATTATAACCGGCAAAATGTACGCGATATACACCGGCATTATCAGTAAAATATGTCCATGCGTCGTATGGCATTGCTGCGGCAACCGCCAATCCATAAATGTAACTTGCGCAATTACCTATTTCCGTCTTATAAACGGTCAATGGATTTTCAAGGGTCAAGTAAGAGCCGTTTGCTAGCTGTGTCCGACCTGGGTAGATATTGTACCCTAGCGTAGAACAGTTTGTAACCGCTCCGTAAGTGTTAGTGTTAGTTAGATAGGTGTAAGGAATTGCAGCTGTACATGCCACCGGGTTAGGGTGCTGTGTTACCATCATGAGCATGCTATTGGTAAATGCTCTCGTTACACCATTTTTACCTATGTCAAACAGCCCAAAATATTTGGTGTTAGCGTTCTCACAACCAATATGAAATACTTTTGAACCGACTACTAAGTGAATGATCACACCACCAGCTGTAGTACTGTTTGAAAAGGATGTAAATGTAGTGTCGGTGTTTGTGGTTGGATATTGAACACTGTTAATT